CCTTGATGCGCGTGAGGTCATCGCCGGTCGCGGGCGCCGGCACGGGTTGCGCGGCCGGCACCGGCTCCGCGGCGGCCTGAACAATCTCGCCCACGCCCGCCAGGCCCATTGGAGTCGGCGGCGGCAGCTCGGCAGGCGGTGCGGCCGGAGTAGCGTCGATCGATCTTGAGGACGAAGGTCGTGTCCGGAGGACCAACCACGCCGGGATAGACGATGTTACGAGCGCCCGAGGGGTTCAGCGCGGTCTCGCCAAGCTGGTAGTGATGACCGGCTTTGACTTCACCCAACTGTTCGTCGGTGACGGTCGCCTGCGCCACGGTCAGCACCTCGGTCGAGCCGAAGAAGAACAGCGCCAGGTTCTCGTAGTCGATGTTGTCGCAGACCATGGTGCCCGAGCGCGACACTTCGAGGATGACCGACTTGTCCTTTTCACGGATGCCGCGGTCGGCCGAGAAGTGATCGAGCTTTTCGGACTCGATGGTCAGGTTGAATTCGGGCGTGTTGCCGATGTAGCGCTCGCCGGTATGCTCGGTCACGTCGGCGCCGAAGCGGCCGAAGTAAACCTCACCCTTACCGAGCACATAGTTGTTCTCGTGATTTTGCGTTGCCATTTAGCCACTCCGGGTTGGATTTTCCCCTAACGGTTGATTTGCAATCTAACCGAAAGGATTCAGCATGTCCTCAACAATTTCCAGCGTGATCAGGAGATAGAAGCACGCATTCGTTGAGGGGAAGTCCGCTGGACGGACGACGGGCGCGCCAATGCGAATGTTTTGGACGCGAAGACCTTCATTGAGATAGTTGGAACCAAGCGGACCCTTCTTGCCTTCGCCCGACTTCTTGTGCTCGGCGATGGCCCGACGCACCAGTGCGGCCAGCACATAGGCTGGATCGCAAGGATTGTCCTTGTCGTCGATCACCCATCCCTGGATCAGGATATCCCAAGCGCCAGAGGAGTTCGTATTGTCAGGCTGCGCGGGGATGGGCTCGATTGTCAGTGGGGGTTCCAGTAGCGAAACCATGGGCAGCGGGTCATTATCGCCGAACTGCTCGCGCCCGCGAAAAACGCGACCGGCAAGGCTTGTGATGTCGGCGCCCGTGTCATCCTTCATCTCGACCTGGACGGCCTCGATGAGCGCGGTCATCGCCTTCATGATGCGCAAGCGAAAAGGGTCAGCCATTTCGAAGATCCATTTGCCGAAGGAATTCCCGTTCGAGCTCGTCGGCGATATCGCCGGAAATCTGCCGGGCCACGCCACCACGAGCGCTCGCATTGATGAAGGCGGCGTCCACGCTGGGGCCGTAAAGTAGCCAGAGATTCTTGCCAATGTTCTTTGGCTTGTAGGCGGCGCGCGGCTTCTCACCGTTCTTCGTGCGAATCGCCAGGCCGAGATTGAATTGGGTATCCGTCTCGGAATTGCCTGAACGCAGCTTGATCAGGAAGGCGCGGCGCAGGCGGACCGCGGAGCCGGGTTTCACTTCCACGGTCGTTCCGGCCGCGCGCTTGCCGCCACCAATTCGCAGATTGCCTTTTGCGAAGCGGGCCAGCGAGGTTGCGCGGCGCCTGGCGCTGACCACGCCGGTCAAGTCGCCATCCGTGGCGAACCGCGTGATCTTGAGCCGCCCATCCTGGCCTGTGATGTAGTGCGCAGGGAAGTTGACCTGGCGCCGGATTTCCTTGCCGCTTTGCCGCAGCGCGTATCGTGTGGCCGAGTTCACGGCGATCTTTGCCGACTCGATGATGTCCTTATCCAGGTCACTCAGCGATCCGAGGCTTTTCAGACCCTCGATCGCAACCACGTAATCCCCCAGCATCAGACGTGCTCCGGAACCGGAAGACCTACCGTCTCATAGAGCGGCAGGACCGTGACGTGAGCGGTGATGGTGATGTCGTCGGGCGGCAGCGTGTTGTCGATCCGGTACGCCTCATTGGGCTCCACCGAGATAATGGCGTGCGGCATCTTGCGCCATGGGATGCCTGCAGCCTGCAATTCGTCGATCATGAAGATGAGGCTCGGGACCCGCTCGTGCCGCGTGGCGTTGCCGACATCGCGCTCGGAGATCTCACCCACTTCCTCGAATTTCGTATGAACACGGGCGTAGGTGGGAATCGGAGTCGCGCCCTTCGACTCAATGTAAAGGATCGGGACCCGCATCGTGAGATGCAGGTCCCGACGAGCCCTCCGCTTGATGTCGCGGAAGCCCATAGCTTAGCCGATCATGTCGTCGGTCGAGGACTTGCTGCCGGCGCTCTTGGCGGGCTGACCCTTGCCCGTGGTCGAGCCGGTGCCGGCCGAAGCAGCATTGGACGTGCTGGTCGTGGCCTTGCCGGAGTCAGCAGCGTCGGTGCCCGTATCAGTCGAAGCGGTCTCGGCCGTGGCAGTGGAGTCGGTCACATTGGTCGCGACAGACTGACCGCTGGCGCGAGCCTGCCGGGCCTTGTAGACGTCGATTTCCTCGGTCGTGGCCTTGCGCGCGGCACCGAGACCTTCGAGTTCCTTGAACTTTTCGTTCGTGCCCTCGAAAACAGTGCGGGCCGGGATGACCTCAGTCTTGCCATCCTTGTTGGGCCGCTGGATGCGGTTCAGTGAAAAGAGATACATTCGAGTTCTCCAGGTTGAGATTTCATCGCAGGGTTGAAAGTCCCGGCACATGAGGCGCCGGGACTGATTGGCGTCGACGCTTAGGCCAGAACGCGCGCCTTGAGCACACGGTTCGGGGTCAGCGGCACCGGCAGCGGCGCCGACTGGTGCATGATGTAGAGTTCGCCGGGGTCCGAGGTCTTGAACATCTTCGGGAAGATGTCGATCGCCAGAGCATCGCCGGACTCGATCGCATCCACGTCGTAGATCGCACCAAAGGCCATGACGCCACGGAAGCCGGGGGCTTCGAGAATGACGTCCTTCGGATGCAGCAGTTCGACCAGCGAACCGTCGCTGTTCTCCACCTGGTCCTTGTAGGTCCAGACTTCGATGGCCTGCCCGATGCCGCCGATGTTGGCGACGTAGCTCATCGGGTTGTCGATGTTGACGAGGCCGCGCTTCATCGTGGTTGCTTCACCACCGCGGATCTGGTTGTTCAGCAGCGCCTTGATGCCGTTGTTGCCGGTGATGGCCGGAACCACGTCGGAGCCGATGGTCAGGCGGGTAGGGCGCGCGCCAAACTTGGTGCCATACATCAGGTTCGACCAGTTGGTCAGGTCGCCGATGATGTCGTAGTCCGGATCGTCCCAATAGGTGGTATTCAACACCACATTGAGGTTGGGATCACGGCCGAAGTCGATGGTGACTTCGGGATGAGCGGCACCCTGGTCACGACCAAACTTGATGGTCAGCGCGGCATCGATATACGCCTTGGCGCACATATAAGCCCACTGCATCCGGATCGCGCGGCGGTGATACTCGATGATTTCGACCACACGATTGTCGAAACGCTCGGCGATCGTGAGAGGCTGGCCCCCGTTGCGGAAGATTTCGCTCGGGCGACGGGTGCGCGCGTCTTCGGCGCGAACCACATCCTTCGGCTTGATGTAGGCCGGTTCGAAGGACTGGAGCGTTTCACCCTTGGTCCCGAAGATCGGCTTGCCCTGCTCGGTCGGCAGAACGAAGGGGGCCATCTTGCGATCGGCAGCGGGCAGTTCCGAGAACATGATCTCGCGGTCCTGCGAGAAGAACTGCTCATTGAAGAAGTTGTCCATGAAGTAGGACGGAATCGGGTCCATCCGATCGTCACGGAGGACGTCGTAGAGTTCGCCCGACGTCCAAAGTTCGAGAGCCATTTTTGATACCTTTCTTTCAGTCAGCCATCGAAGCTCGGCACTTAGACCGTGTAGGTCTTCGGGCGGCGCATGATGATGTTGGTGGGGGACGGAGCGCCGGCAAAAGCGTTCATCTTTTCGGCCTCGGTGTCGTAGGAGGCCGGCCAGACAATGGCGTCCGGATTGAAGCAACCACCACGATAGACGGGCAGGCCCTTGTAGGTCGTGCTGGCGTCGGTCGTGATAGCGACGATGGCGATGCCGATTGCCTGGGTGACGCCCGACACAGCGGGGATCAGGCGACCGTTACCGTCGAAGCCAACGGGGCTGAGCGCCGGAATGGTCTGGCTGGCCGCGACAACCAGATCTTCGGTCATCACGGCCGGCTCATTGCCGGTGATCAGATAGACGTCGGCGGCAGTGATAGTGTCGCTGTTCTGGCGCGGAATGCCTGCCGTCTGCGCCAGCGAGGGAATGGTAACCATTTGTGTTCTCTTTCAACAGTTGGTTGACTTTGCAGTCAGTCTCCTCCCCTCGCAGGGCGGAGTGCAGACGGCGGTTAAGCGGCCTTCTTCGGCACACCCTTCACGCGGTTGAGCGCGGCCTGGGCACGGGTGGGCTTCTCGTCGTCGCCCGGTGCCGGAGCGGCGGCGAGATCGGGGTTGCCACCCTTTTCCATCGCGGCCGCGAAGTCGGCGGCAGCACCATCCTTGCCCTTGGGGGCGTTCGGATCAACCGGGGCGGCAGCCTGCTCGGGCTTTTCCTCGGGCAACTTGGCCAGGAAAGCGGTCGCCTGTTCCACCGTCATTTCGGTGTCGAACGCAGCAGCCTTTGCGGCGATCGGGCGCTTCTTGCCTTCATCGGATTCCATGATTGCGCTGATGCGCTCACGTTCCGTGCGGGCACCGGCCTTGGTGCCTTCGGCGACACCTTCGGTCTTGGCAGTCTCGACAGCAGTTGCAGCCGCTGCCTTCTCTTCATCGGTCATAGCCATAGTCTCATCCTCGTCATCGAGAGATAGGTCAGCCGCAAATGCGGCAACTGCATCGTCCAGCGAGCCGATGGCATCGGCAAGTTTGTTCGACACGGCTTGATTGGCGGTGAATGTCAGTGCCTCCGTATCACGAATAGCCTGTTCATCCATCCCCCTATTTCGTGCCACGGTGGACACGAAAACTGAATAAAGTTCGTCGATGCGAGCCTGAATACGCTCTTTGACTTCTGCTTTCAGCGGCTCATATGGATTGCCGTCAACTTTATGCTTGCCGGCATGGATGAAGGTGACTTTTACACCTTCGGCTTCCATGGCCTTGCTCCAGTCGACATGCGCCGTCACCACGCCGATCGACCCGACGCCGCCCGTGCGGCTGACGGTGATGATGTCAGCGACCGATGCGATCGAATATGCTGCCGAATAGGCGCTTTCCATTGCATAGGCACGAATCGGCTTCTCGCCCTTCATGGCGAACATCTTGTCCACTAGGTCGAAATTGCCGGCGACCTCGCCGCCAGGCGAGTCCTCGATCAGCGCGATACCGCGGACATTGGCGTCACCCATGCCACGCTCAAACGCCTTCCAGATGTAGATGTAGCCTGTGGCCCATGAGCCAAGCTGATAGGGGAAGTCGTGCAGCAGCACGCCCTTCACCGGGATCTGGAGAATGCCGTCTTTGACCACATAGGGGCGGAAGAACGCGCGCCAATCGTCGTCGGCATACCAGAAGTCATCGCCGTCGAGCATCTTTGGTTTGTCGGTCGACGTTTCGATGCGGTTCAGATGCACCGCCGCCTGGGCCAAGCATGTCTCGAACACGGCCTGCATCTCGGGCGCCACGAGGAAGGGCACCGAATCAAAACGCGCCAGCAAGGGGTTGTTCTTAGTCGGCATCGGTCTTGTCCCCGTCGTCTGCTTTGCGCGGTTGGCCGGTTGTGGCGTTCATCATGTCGGTGGTGTCGGTCGGGTTCTGGAGAATGTCGTAGAATTCCTTCCACTCTTTCTCGCGGGCCAACTGGCGCATGAGCTTCCGCCAGTCGATACCGAGGCGAGCCGCTTCTTCCGAGATGGTCGACAGGCCGTTGTTGATGCGCAGCACCGCCGCCTGGGTTTCCTTGAGCTCGTCAATCTGGCCGGCGCTCGCACCGATCCAGTCCGCACGGCAATACGCTTCGGCGTTCAGACCCTCATAGAAGGACGGCGCGCGGCGCGGCAGCGAAAGGATCATGCCGTTGTTGATCGCTTCCTCGAACCATAGGCGATAGATGATGCTGGCGGAACGATCGGCCACCATCTTCTTGCGCGACCGCATGGCTTTGCTGGTCACATTCAGCGCGCCCTTGAAGCCGGAATAGTTCGTCTGCGTGAAGTCGCGCG